CAGAGGACAAGACAAGGTTGCTAGAGTAAATGCAGTATCACCAATACTAGAATCAGGTATGGTGTACGTTCCTGAAGAGCGTTGGGCAGAAGAATTAGTAGAAGAGTGTGCCGCTTTTCCATTTGGCGACCATGATGATTTAGTAGACTCGACCACACAAGCTTTGTTAAGATATAGACAAGGTGGTTTCATAGGTCTCCATAATGACGAGAAACTAGAGGAACGTGAACCAAGATTAATAAAAAGTTATTACTAGATTATGGTAGACGAAATAAAAGCTCCCACTAATATTGAGAATATTTCTCAACTTTACGACAAAGACCCAACGACACAAAACGTTGCTGACACTTTTGTAGAAATAGATTCCCCACTTACAGGCGACGAAGAAGTAAATGTAGAACTTGCCCCAGATGGCTCTGCAGAAGTAGATTACTTCCCAGAAGACGTACCACAAGAACCAGCAATTCCTTTTGATGCGAACTTAGCTGAGTTTATTGAGGACCAAGATTTAGATATGTTGAGTAGCGACTTAATTAGTGGCTACGAAGACGACAAAGCCAGTAGACAAGAGTGGGAAGATACTTACATTCAAGGACTAGACTTACTTGGTTTTAAAATAGAAGATAGAGAAACTCCGTTTCCCGGAGCATCAGGTGTCACTCACCCATTACTATCAGAAGCAGTAACGCAATTCCAAGCACAAGCTTTCAAAGAACTACTACCAGCAAAAGGTCCAGTCAAAGCACAAGTTATGGGAGCAGCGACTCCTGACGTACAGCAACAAGCTGCAAGAGTGCAGGACTTTATGAACTATCAGATAACTTCTGTTATGGAAGAGTACACACCAGAGATGGACCAACTACTTTTCTATTTACCACTTGCTGGTTCTGCATTTAAAAAAGTTTACTACGACCCAATGACGCAAAGACCTTGCAGTCACTTTATTCCTGTAGAAGATTTACTAATACCATACGAAGCTAGTGACTTAGAAACTTGTTCTAGAATTACTCAAGTTGTAAAAATGAGTCACAACGAAATACGTAGTCAACAACTAGCAGGTGCATACAGAGATATAGACATAAAACCTGCTTACGTAAATGAAGGCTCTGATGTCAAAGAAAAAGTAGATGAGCTAGAGGGCATTACTTCTTCTGGTAATGACATGATGTATGACTTACTAGAAGTACATGCAACTCTAGACCTAGCAGGATTCGAAGACCCAGACGGTATGCACTTACCGTATGTCATAACCATTGACCAAACTTCTGGAGAAGTATTATCTATTCGCAGAAACTACAGAGAAGGCGACCCCCTCAAAAGAAAAATAAACTATTTTGTACACTACAAGTTTTTACCGGGTCTTGGTTTCTATGGCTTTGGTCTAATCCACATGATTGGTGGTTTATCCAAAACTGCTACTGCAGCATTAAGACAACTAATTGACGCAGGTACTTTATCTAACTTACCAGCAGGTTTTAAAGCTAGAGGACTAAGAATCAGGGACGACGAAACTCCACTAGAGCCGGGAGAATGGCGTGACGTAGACGCACCGGGCGGAGCACTTAGAGAATCACTAGTACCACTACCATACAAAGAACCGTCAGGCACATTACTACAACTAATGGGTATTTGTGTTGATGCTGGTAGAAGGTTTGCTTCAATTACTAATTTAAATATTGGTGAAGGTAATCAAGAGCTACCAGTAGGTACAACCATGGCTCTACTAGAACAAGGAACTAGAGTCATGTCAGCTGTGCACAAAAGACTACACTATGCACAGAAAACAGAATTTAAAATATTAGCTAGACTTTTTGCAGAATATCTTCCGCCTGAGTACCCTTACTTGGTGGCGGGGGCTGATGCCACAGTAAAACAAACAGATTTTGATGAGAGAGTAGATGTCCTTCCTGTAAGTGACCCTAACTTCTTCTCTATGTCCCAAAGAATATCACTGGCTCAACAAGAGCTTCAGTTAGTACAAAGCAATCCAGAGATACACAATATCAAAGAAGCTTACCGAAGAATGTATGAAGCTTTGGGTACAGAAAACGTTGAACAATTATTTATGCCAGACCCACCACCACCAAGTCCAGTAGACCCAGTGATGGAAAACGCAAACGCTTTAGCAGGTGTACCTCTTGTCGCATTCCCTGACCAAGACCACCAAACACACATAGAGGTGCACCTGACTTTCTTAGATAATGATTTTGTGAAGTCTAATCCTGTAGCAGTACAAGGTTTAGTTAGCCACATCTTGCAACACGTTTCCTTAATGGCACAAAACGAAGCACAAGAAATGGCTATGCAAGACCCAGCCATGATGCAACAGTTGCAACAAGAACAAATGATGATGGACCAAGGACTTCAAGTACCGCCTAATCCTGCTATGGCAAACTATGTAGCTACTGCAGAACTAGGAGCACTACAAGAAATTATGCCAAGACTAGAAGAAATACTAGATGTTGAAGATGGCGTAGTAGCACTGAAGAATAAAGAACTAGATATACGTGAACAAGAAAACGAAGATGATAAAGAAATAGCTGAAAGAAAATTAGAATTAGAAGAAGAGAAAATAAAATCTCAAGAAGATATTGCCGCCCTAAGAGCTGGTGTCGACAGAGACCGCAATAGACGTGGAGGCAAATCATAGACGAACTTAATTTCACGTACTTAGTTCAACGTGCTATCTCTAATAAAGAGGAACAAATAAAAGAAATAATGGCTAGTGGCGGTGTAGAAAACCACGAGCATTATCAGAACTTAGTTGGTCAAATCCAAGCACTAAACTTCTTGCGTGAAGAAATTAAATCTTTATTAGATAGGATGGAGCAAGAAGATGAGTAAATCAGCTTTAGAAGAAAAGTGGGAAGCCAAGGCAGAAGACGAAGGCATTTTAGATAAAGCCTATGTTGGTGGCAAAAAGAAAGGCGACCCCAAATCATTAGACCCAGAAAAACTAGAAGAAAGTGTCATAGACCAACTTCCAGAACCTACTGGGTGGCGTATATTAGTTTTACCGTATAAGGCTAAACAAAAAACCAAAGGTGGTATCTTGTTAGCAAGTGAAACCTTAGATAGACAACAAGCAGCGACTACGCTGGGATATGTTTTAAAAGTTGGAAGTTTAGCGTATACTGGAGACAGATTTTCCACAGGTCCGTGGTGTAAGAAGGGCGATTGGATATTGTTCGCACGATATGCAGGGTCAAGAATCGACATAGACGGTGGAGAAATAAAGATACTGAATGACGACGAGATTATAGCCGTAGTGCCAGAACCCGAGTCCATTCTGCATAACTTTTAACTACATGGAGAGGTACCATGCAAAATGAAATGACCACAGACCGAGCTGAAGAGCTAGTGCCATTAGACACAGACGGCAATGAAGTAGAGGTCGAACTAGAAGAATCTAAAGTCACAGAAGTGATTGAAGAGGAAGCTACCCCAGAACCAGAAGCTGTAAAGGAAGAGGATTCTTCCGAACATGAAGAATACAGTAAGAAGGTTGAAACCCGCATAAATAAACTTACTGCAAAACTAAGAGAAGCTGAACGTAGAGAAGAAGCTGCTACTACTTTTGCTAAGTCTATGCAGGAAGAAAATAAATCATTAAAAACAAGAACGACGGACTTAAATACAAACTATCTAACTGCAGAGGCTCAAAGGATTACTGCAGAAACCGAAAGAGCAAAGAACGAGCTAAGACTAGCTAACGAATCAAGCGATACAGAAAAACAAACAGAAGCCCAATCTAAGATTGCGGCATTGGCAGTGGAAGCTCAAAGAATTACTGAGTTAACTAAAGCCACTCCTGAAACAGCAGAAACAGAAGTTGAAGTGCCAGAAGCACCTCAACAGCAACAAGAGTACGCTGCTCCTACACCTGACCCTAAAGCTCAAGAATGGGCTGACAGCAATGAGTGGTTTGGTTCAGATAGAGCAATGACTATGACTGCTTTTGCAATTCACGAGGACTTAGTTAATGAAGGAATTGACCCTACTACAGATGACTATTATACTGAAGTAGATAACAGAATTCGTAACGAGTTTCCTCATAAATTTAATGATGAGGACTCTTCGCAGAAAAGCCGACCCGTTCAAGCGGTAGCACCAGTTAAAAGAGGTGCGAAAACTGGACGCAAATCTGTGAAACTCACACCTTCACAGGTAGCAATAGCTAAAAAATTGGGTGTGCCACTTGAAGAGTACGCGAAATATGTTAAATAACGTGGAGGTAACATATGGCAGATAACAGAAAAAAAGACGAAAATCGTCAACCACGCGAAGCCCAGAGTAGAGAGCATAGCTCTGCAAGAAAACCTTGGGCACCCCCGTCCGCTTTGGATGCACCTAATCCCCCTGAAGGATATATTCACAGATGGGTGAGAACAGAGGTTAGAGGATATGATGACCGTAAGAACATGTCAGCCAGACTTAGAGAAGGCTGGGAACCTGTTCGAGCAGACGAATATCCTGACTTTGAATCTCCCTCACTTGATGAAGGTAGATATGCAGGAGTGATTGGCGTAGGTGGACTAATTCTTTGCAGAATTCCTAAGGAAACTGTGGATGAAAGAAGTGAATACTTCAAAGCAAAGACAAGGGACCAAATGTTGTCAGTAGACAACGATTTGATGAAAGAAGAGCATCAAGCCATGCCTATTAATAAAAATAGACAAAGTCGCGTAACATTTGGCGGAACTCAATCGAAAGATTAAGTTCTATAATTTTAATTTGTTTGAATTTAGGATAATTTTATGGCAAATGTAGATTCAGCTTTTGGATTAAGACCTTACGAGGGCTTATCTCCATCAGGTGCTATTCCACAAGCTAGGAAATACCTTATCAACCCATCAGGCTACGGCTCTAACATCTATCAAGGTGACTTAGTTAAATTTAACGGCGGTTACATTGAACAAGCTGGTGTTAGTGACGCTAACATTGTTGGTGTTTTTAATGGTGTCCACTATCAAGGTTCTGACGGTCCTGTATGGAGCAACTTCTACACAGCTAGTACAACTGCTAGTTCTGGAGACATTGAGGTTTACATTTATGATGACCCCAACACGTTGTTCACTATACAAGGTGATTCTGACACAGCATCTACTCAAGCTGCTGTAGGAAGAAACGCTGATACTGTCGGTACAGGCGGAAGCACTACAACTGGTTTATCATCCAGAGAATTAGACGTAAGCACACTAGCAACTACTCAAGGTCTACAGCTTAAAGTAGTTGGTGTTGTGGACAATGAAAACAACGGAACTATTGCAGGTACACACGCTAATTTGATTGTTCAAATTAACGAACACGCCTACAAAGGTCCAGTAGCAGGTACATAATCAATGGCTATATCAAGAGCACAATTAGTTAAGGAGTTAGAACCCGGACTAAATGCACTTTTTGGACTCGAATATGACAAGTATGAAAACGAACACGCCGAAATTTTCGACGCTGAGTCTTCAGACAGAGCATTCGAAGAAGAAGTGATGCTTTCAGGCTTTGACGCTGCACCGGTAAAATCTGAAGGTTCAGGAGTAGCGTTTGACTCTGCTCAAGAATCTTTCACTGCTAGATATACACACGAAACTGTGGCATTAGCTTTCTCTATTACAGAAGAAGCTATTGAAGATAACTTGTATGACAAGTTATCTGCTCGTTACACTCGTGCGTTAGCTAGAAGTATGTCTACAACTAAGCAAATTAAAGCAGCCTCAGTTTTAAACAATGCGTTCAACAGCAGTTTTGCTGGAGGCGACGGTAAAGAGCTTTGTGCCACTGACCACCCAACTATTGGTGGCGGTGACTTTAGAAATGAGCTTTCTACTGCTGCTGACTTAAACGAAACTTCTTTAGAACAAGCATTGATTGACATTGCGGCGTTCATTGACGAACGTGGATTAAAAATAGCTGTACAAGGAACTAAGTTAATTATTCCAAAAGAGCTACAATTCACTGCTGACAGATTGCTTGAAACTAACTTAAGAGTGGGTACTTCTGATAACGATATTAACGCTATCAGAAACATGGGCATGATTCCTCAGGGATACGTGGTCAACCACTACTTAACAGACACTGATGCTTTCTTTATTAAGACTGACGCACCTAACGGATTTAAAATGTTCGAAAGGTCTCCTGTCAGAACTTCTATGGAAGCAGACTTTGATACTGGTAATGTGCGTTACAAAGCTAGAGAAAGATACTCATTTGGGTTCTCTGACCCAAGATGTGTCTTCGGTTCTCCGGGAGCGTAACCAAGTCGTTTAACTTAAGGAACCTCTGGCGGGGGTTTCTCACTCAACCCGCCAACTTTTTTACTATGGATAAAATAAACCCCGAACACTACAAAAATGGCTCAATCGAATGTATTGATGCTATTCAATCAGCTATCTCTGAGAAAGCTTTTTCTGGCTATTTAAAAGGCAACATACTTAAATACATGTGGCGATACGAAAAGAAAAACGGTAAAGAAGACCTAGAAAAAGCTAGGTGGTATTTAAATAAGTTACTTGATACAATAAAATAATATTCCGAGCATTCGAATAACACTGTATGACTGGCTCGGCAGACTTAATCGACATGCAGTATTTAAGGAGCTAATATGGCAACTTCAACATTCAATGGTCCAGTTCGTTCAGAAAATGGATTCAAAACTATAATTAAAAATAGTTCAGGCGGTCTCACTAATGAGATGACTCTTTCAACTTACAGCACTTCTATTACTGTTGCTGCTACTGGAACTTCTCACAAGGAAGATTCTATTGGAATACCTTCAAACTTTATTCCAATGGGTGTAGCAATTACTGTAACTAGTGCTGCAGCTAACGCAGTAAACTTAGTAGATATTGGTACTGACGCAGATACTGATGGTTTCGTAGACGGAATCACTGTAGCTATTAACTCAACTGGTTTCAAAGGATTTTTCCCTTGTAACGGAGTTTTAGGTATGTCTGGTGGTGCTACAACTGCAGCTACTGAAACAGCTGATGAAGTAGAATTAGTTATTTCTGGAACAGCAGGTGCTGGTGGAGTAATCGCATTAAAATTCTTTGGAATTGCGTCTGACTCACCAACTGCATAATAGGAGCTAACTATGGCAGGACGAATGACAGGTTCTGATGTTGTAACATCATCTGTGACCGCAACTGGCGACATGACTACTAAGCGTTCAAGGCTTCGTGGTTTTGTAGTTTCAGGTGGAGCTTCAGATGGCACAGTTACTTTTAAAAATACTAGTTCAGGTTCAACACTATTAGTTTTACCTGTAAGTGCTAATGCTACAGAAACATTAAATATTCCAGACAATGGAATATTATTTGTAGATGGCATACATGCAACACTATCTAACATAGATAGAGTAACTATATTTTTTACAGGGTAATTAGTGGCAACTTCAGGTACTACAGCCTTTGACTTGAGCGTTGATGAGCTTATAGAAGAAGCTTATGAGCGTTGTGGAGTTGAATTAAGAACAGGGTACGATTTAGAAAGTGCAAGAAGGTCATTAAATATTATGATGGCTGATTGGGCTAACCGTGGACTTAATCAATGGACAATAGAACAACGCTCAGTCACAGTTACTTCAGGAACTAACTTTATAGATATTGGCACTGACGTGGTTGATGTTACTGAAGCTGTAATTAGAAGAAGTGGTACCGACATACAACTAAGTAGAATTAGTCGTTCTGATTTTTTATTTACACCATCTAAAGGTAGTACAGGTAGACCAAACCAATATTTTTTAGATAGACAAACAACACCTAGAATTTTTTTGTTTCCGACACCAGAAAATTCTACTGACACATTAATCTACAATGCGTTAACTAGAATACAAGACGCAGGAGACTACACAAACAACATGGAAATAGTATTTAGATTTATACCTTGCATGGTCGCAGGACTAGCATATTACCTAGCTATGAAAAGAAACCCTGCAGCATTGGCAAATCTAAAAACAGTTTATGACGAAGAATTTAATAGAGCAGCATTCATGGATAGAGAAGGAGGTAGCTCTAAATTTGTAGGTTCTTAATATGGCTTTCGCTACGGCAAAATACGCATATGGTCTGTGTGACCAATGTGGTCAAAGATATAAATTAAAAAGACTTAAAAAACAATGGGATGGCATAAAATCTTGTCCACAATGCTATGACACAAAACACCCACAGCTACAACCAAAAAATAGACCAGCTGACCCAGAAGCTTTACGTGACCCTAGACCAAATACAGATATAGAAGTATTTAGTGGTAAAGTAATTAGTGATGATGTTATTGGTAGTAATCTTAATGGATTTAAAGTAAGTGGCTCATTGGGAAACATAACTGTTATAATTAGTTGATATGAGTTTTACTTACGGCACATTAAAAACAACTGTACAAAATTATTTAGATACAGAAGAAACTGCTTTTGTAGCTACGCTACCTACTTTCATAACTACAGCGGAAGAAAGAATACTTAAAGGTGCAAATCTAAATGTATTTAGAAAAAACGTAACAGGTACTTTGACAGCAGGTAATACATATTTATCTATGCCTAGCGACTACTTGAAAACTTTTAGTTTAGCTACAGTAGATAGCGGAGTGTATGATTACTTATTACTTAAACACGTTAGTTTTATGAGAGAGTACCAACCTGACTCAACTACATCTAGTAAAAGAGGAAAACCTAAATACTATGCTCAGTTTGATGAAAATAGTTTTATTGTAAGTCCTGTCCCTGACTCAGCATACACCGTAGAACTACATTATTTTTATGAACCAGCATCTTTAACAGCAGGTAGTGACAGTGGCACAACATGGCTTTCTGAAAATGCCAGAGATGCTTTATTGTATGGCACACTTATAGAAGGAGCATTATTCCAAAAACTACCTTTAAATGAAGTGCAAGCATACGAGAGTAGATTTCAAGAAGCCTTACTTAAATTAAAAGCAGAGCAAGAGGCTCTTGGCACCAGAGAAGAATACAGATATGACAGACCAAGAGGCGTACCTACTACTAACACATGAGTTTTGAGATAAAAGTTACCTCTAATTTAGGGGACATTTCAGTAGCTACAGAAAACGAAAAAGGACATTCTGCAGAGTATTTAGCACAAAGATGTGCAAATAAAATTTGTGGCATTTCAGAGAACGCTGCCCCTGAAGTCAGGCAACAGGCAGAAGCTTTTAAGGTAGCTATTTACAATACAATCCTTTATTATATGAAACAAGCTATCACTAGTGATAGAACAACAGTGACAGGACTTCTTAGGAAGCAAGGTCATAGTGATTTAGCTAAAATTTTAATGGAGCTTTGACATGGCAATATCTTCGACTTTAACAACTAGTTTTAAAACTGAACTTTTAACTGGTACGCATAACTTTACTAACAGTTCTGGTGATACTTTTAAATTAGCACTTTTTACAAGTTCTGCGACTTTAGGAGCTTCTACTACAGCATATGCTACTACTAATGAAGTTTCAGGCACTGGATATAGTGCGGGTGGAGGAACACTAACTAACGTTACTCCTTCAGCTGATGGAACTACTGCAATTACAGATTTTGCAGATTTAACTTTTAGTAGTGCCACAATAACTGCTAGAGGCTGTTTAATTTATAACAGCACTGATTCTGATAAATCGGTAGCTAGTATAGATTTTGGTGGTGATAAAACTTCTACAGCAGGTGACTTTACTATTCAGTTTCCAGCAGCAGCAGCAAGTACAGCTATTATAAGAATAGCGTAGGAGGAGAGCATGGCTCTTGTCCTTAACGATAGGGTAAAAGAAACCACTACCACTACTGGTACAGGCACAGTTAATTTAGCTGGAGCCGAAACTGGCTTTGAAACTTTTGTAGCAGGTATAGGTAATACTAATACTACTTATTATGCGATAGTACATCAATCAGCAGATGAGTTTGAAGTAGGACTCGGTACAGTATCAGATTCTTCACCCGACACATTATCAAGAACTACAATCATCAGCAGTTCTAATTCTGACTCCGCAGTTAATTTCTCCGCAGGAACTAAAGATGTATTTTGTACATTACCTGCAAGCAAAGCGATTATCAAAGACGCTAACGGAGCTCTTGCAAGCACCACTATGTCAGGTGCTCTTGATCTTAATGGTAATGAATTAGTTTTAGACGCTGATGGTGATACAAGTATTACAGCGGACACCGATGATCAAATCGATATTAAAATAGCCAACGTTGATGTTGCTAATTTAACAACATCAAACAGCGGTGACTTG